AAATTTTTGAACATCTTTAGGCCAAGTATCACCTGTCATATAGACTTTTTTAACATTTTTGACTTCTTTTCTGATTGCTCTAGTAGCTGAAATGCCTATAGCCATATCTGTTATGACACTATCTTTATTTTCATCTAATTCTTTTATAAAACCAGTTTCTATTGCTTGAGAGCCAAACTCAACTACTTTTGTTGACTTTAATTTTTTCTTTGCGTCTATAATTAAAGATTTTAAGCTTGACCTGCTCTCTGAATACTTTTTCAGTTGAGGTTCGGTGTACATTAAAGCTACTGCTGTAGTTATTTCTGATGGTTCATATGATGGCATAATGGGCTATTTATATTATCTAATAATGTCAATATCACTATCTTTAGTCCATATCTCTAAATCATTTCTTAATCTTTTTTCTTCTTTTAACTTATTGAACCTCTTTGTAGCAATCTTCTTCCACCACTTGATGATTTCTTCTACACTATACCTGTCATAGTTTTGAGCCTTGACTATCTTTTCAGTCTTACCATTTACTATATCAATAAAGTTTTCAATGCCATAATTTGAAACATAATATCTCTTTCTCTCTGTAAGTTTCTTTGCATTATTGATAGTAGTTTTGAATGTTTCTAATTCAGAACCATTTATAGACCTTTTAACTAGGCCAATGATTGCATTTGTTAGTTTAAGTTTTCTACTACTAGCATCTTCAGGTACTAATCGACCAACTCTTGATTCAACATACTCTGCTAAATCTCTGAATGGTTTTCCGTGTATCATTGGTATAAAATCACTATCAGTAAGACCTTTATATCTTAACATTGGTTTCATACCATCATATTGACTGGCTGATTTACTGTTGCCATATAAACTTGTGGTTTCAAACATCACTAAATTCATATCATATTTTTTGTTTAGTTTTTCTCTAACCCAATGTGAACAACAAATACCTGCTAGTAATTTACCACCAAGATAATTGAAACCAAATGGTTGACACGGCACTATAACAAAACCCATTATAGATGTTTTATTGAATACAGTTAGATTTGGAACATTACCAAGTAAATCATTTCTAGGTTTACAATTAATTACAGGACTACCAAATCTCATAAAACCCACATACTTACCAGTATTCTTTTCTATTACAGCCAACTTTAATGCTTTACCTGGAATGCTGACCATATTACTATGACTTGATATCATATTAATACAAGTGTCCCAAACATGATTGTTTAATTCAACAACTTCTAAATCCATATCTTCTGGTGATATAGAAAAGTTATCAAACATATCAGAATCCATGCCCATACCAGGTAAAGATTGAGGTATAGTTTCAATCTGTGCCATTTTTTGGTCTCTCATATACTGGTCTATTCTATCAAACTGACCAAAGTAATCATTAAAGACTTTTGCACAATGTAAAGCTTCTTTTGTTTCTAGTGTTTTTAAATCAGACATAATGTAAATAAGTGCCTATAATATATTTCTTATCATCAACTGGTGTCATACCAATATGAGGATGTGTCCATAATGGTGGAAAAACAATCAATCTGCCTTGAACAGGACTTACTTTAGTAAGTATTGGTTCACCAACATTAGATTGAAAGGCAGTTTCACCACCTTCTTTTACTGTATTCAAATAAAAAAAGAATACTAAAAATCTACGAGCAGAAGCATAATCACCAACATCAGTATGTAATTCAAAACCATCACCAGGTTCATACATCTTCATTCTAAAATTTTCAAAGCCAACTTCTACTGGCCAGGCTCTTTGAAAGACATTAAATCTATTTGAGTATAATTGAAAATAAGTTTGAACATGACCAAGTAAAACTTCTTCTTCTTTTTTCCAGTTATTAGCTGTGATATCAATCTCTTTAAATCTTCTGTGATTTTCAGTTTCAGTTAAGACTTGTTTCTTTTTATTTCTGTTAAATTTAGTAATAAGTTTTTTACAAAACTTTTCAGGTAAAACATTATCAAAATATGTTATGTAGTTTGATGCTTCTACTTTTGATTCACCTTTACCAAGTTGATTATTTAAATGTTGTGTGCCAATATAACTCATACTTTTAATCCACCAAATTTATTGTTTAATCTTTGCTCTCTGGTACCAAAAGTATTTAATGGTTTATCTTCTTTTGTACCAGCATCTGCAATATCTTTTTGAGCTGAATCTTCTAAATCATATAGTTTCATTTTAGCTCTGTCAACGCCAACTACAAATCTTTTGTAATAGTTAGGGTCTGAATATCTATTCTTTAATTGTTTAATCATCATTTGATTTAAGTTCTGTAAATCTTCATTAGATACTAATGCAAACATAAAGTCAGCAGTAGCAGGTAAACCAAATGATTCTGATGTATCTTCTAAACCTGGATCTGAATTAGTAAAACCACTTCTTGTAGTTTGAGTTGCAGATACTATCGGTAAATTATTTTCAACAGCAAGACCTCTTAATTCTTCTGCAATAGATTTTATATATGAATAACTGTTTATATTTGCACCAGGTTTTACTCTACTAGAACAACAGATATTTAAATAGTCAACAAATATAATATCAGGTTTAAATTGTTTCTTCATTTGTAAATCATCTAATAAAGACCTGAAATGTAAAACACTTGCACTAGCAGTTGGATATTCTTTGATGATTAACTTACCTGTTACTTTTGATTTTAGATATTCAAACTTTCTTTCATATTCTTTTTTACCAAGTTTATGTAAGTCAGCCAAATCAATATTCAATAAGTTAGCATCAATTCTTTCTGCAATCTTTTCTTCTGCCATTTCCATTGTAATGTATAAAACATTTTGACCTTGAGATAGGCAACTTGCAGCCACATGACACATAAACAAAGATTTACCCACACCTGTGCCTGCAAGTGCTATGTTCAAAGTTTTTTGTGGTAAACCACCTTTAGTTATTTTGTTGAAGATATCTAAATCAAATTTAATTTTCTTTTCTACTTTGTGATAAAAATCATATCTATCATCAGATTCAACCAAGTAATCGTGACCAACTGTATTATCAAATGAAACACCAAGTGCATCAGATAACATTTTTGGTATTACACCATCAGGCTTTTTACCATTACTATCAATAATTGATACAGATTCCATAATGGCATTGTATATAGCCTTTCTACGACAAAAGGCTTCTGTTTCATCTATAAGCCATGGTGTTTCTGTTGGTTCATTTTTAGATGAATGTATTTCATTCAAAAGATTTATTGTTTCTTCTAATACACCTTCTGAAATATTTTTCTTATCTTTTAGATTTATTATTAATGATTCGTGTGTAGGTAAGTTTTTATACTTGTTAGAAAATTCAAAGATTTCTTTGAATAATATTTTTTCTGAGCTTGATGAAAAGTATTCAGGCTTTATGAAAGGTAAAACTTTTCTAGTATATTCATCATTATAAATTAAGTTCTTGAGTATCGTCTGTTCTAGTCTGTCCATTAATTCTTTCTTCTAAATAGATTGTTAAAATATCTCCCATTATTGTAACAAATTCTTCATCATTATTCAAGTCATCTATATCAAGTTCACCTGGTTCAAAAATGGTATAGGCAAATTCTAGTTTACCCATACCATTATCTTCAACTACTCTTGCACCATGGTAAGTATAGTGAACACTTTTATATTTTCCTTTTAGAATATGAAAGACAGTTTGCTCTTTATCTTTTTCAGGACTCTGAATCTGATAATGCTCGAAATCTTTTCCTTCTTTAAGCTTCGGCATCTTGTTCCAAAATTGCAGTTTCTCCCATAATGCTTCCATAAGTAATCTCATATTTCTGCCTCACAAATTCTTGAAATTCTGGATTCTTTAATATTGGTTCCATAAAACTAGCTTTCTGTGTTTCTGCCATTCTTACTTTGTCACCAATCTCACCTGTTTTAGTATCTACTTTTGCATACCAGCCTGGACTTGGTTTAGTTACAAACTTACCTGCAATTGCGACATCAAGTAAACCAGAATACTTTTGAATACCACCTTCAAATGCTACTGAAACTGGTATTTTAGATTTCTCTTTTACAAATCTTGACTTCTCAACATTAATTATAAAGTGATAGCCTTGTATCTCTGTACCAACTTTATCTTGTTGTCTACCAAGAATAAAAATATTATCAGCAGAATAGTATGAACCTGTTCCACCACCAACAATATCTTTTGGAAACATTCCAATTTCTTTGTAAGTATGATTGACTACAACCATTGGAATATTTTTCAATGTTAAATGTGGAGTTACCATTCTAAATAAACTTTTCATTTGTTTAGCTCTTGACATATCTGCAACAGACTTTTCATTCAATGCATCTTCAACTTCTTTTTTAGAAGCCAAATTACCAATAGAATCTAAAACAATAATAACTTTATCATCTCGTTCAACATCTTGTAATTGCTTCATTATATCAAACTTTAATTGTTCTACATCTGTAATCGGAGTATGTAATACTCTTTCCATATCAATGTTAAATGTTTCAAAGTATTTTACTGGTGTACCAAACTCTGAATCATAAAATAAAAGAACAGCATCAGGATATTTGTCCATGTAAGATTTTGCCATTAGTAAACTGAAAGCTGTTTTAAAATGTTTTGATGGACCTGCCCACATTGTTAAACCTGGTGTGAGGCCACCATCTAATCTACCTGATAGTGCTACATTAACCATAGGCACACTCGTAGTTATTAAATCTTTTTCATTAAAGAAAACAGATTTAGATAGAACAGCTGTATCTTTAATTGTACTATTCTTTTTTAGTTTGTTTAGTAAACTCATCATCTTCTCCGTCAATTTCTGCTATGTTATTTTTTTCAACAAGTTCGTGTTTATCATCTACAAAATAGGATTCTAAACTAGGACTTGGTGGTAAGTCAACCTTTTTTCTCTTTATTGCCTTCTTTTTTCTTTTAGGCTTCGGTTTAGGTTTTGGTTTTTGTTTCACTTTTATCTTTTGTTCTTGCAACATATTTCTATATGTTTGATTTGAAGCTATTAATAAAAGTATTGCAAGTGGATCAAAAACTATTATTATAATTACTATTACAACTCGTACAGCTTTATCAATAAAATGTGGATCTTCTTCATCAAATAATGCTTGTGCTATGTATTTTATAGGACCAACTTCTGATAATAGTGCATTTTGTTCTTGTAATAATGGTCTTTTCTGTTCTGCTAAATCAATTAGTTGTTCTTGTACTTCTGTAATTTGGTCATGTGTTCTTCTTGAAATTTTATCAGGATCTGTTCCTGCTTTCATAATTAAAAAGTTCAATCTTTTGATTGCTATTTCTTCTTTCTGTTCAAGAATGTTTAAACCAATTTTAGAAGTACCTACAACTATGTCTGTTTCTAAATGAGCCTTTGATAGAAAACCAAAAATACCCATTGATGTAATTAACATTACTAAAAGTATAGCACCAATAAAATATACTCTCATAATGAATACAGTTTTTTCCCATTGATTATATAACCAAGAAACTGTAACAAGTTTTGATATCTCTAGTATTGAACCCATAACAACAATAGGCCAAAAAGAACCAGGAAATATTTGTGCTAAACCAATAACAGAATAAAAAGCAGCTACTGATGATAAAAGTATTGCTGATATAAAAGGTAATAATACTTGTGTCATCCGAAAAAGTCCTCTAGTGAATTAGTCTTTTCAGTAGTCCAGCCAACACAGTCTAAAATTATTTTAATTGGTTCAATGAAAGCTTTTTCAAATTGCAATTCATAATTTACAAAGTCATCTAATTTAAATTCTTTTGGTAATCTACCAGGATAACTTATGACTGTATCTTTAAATGGATTAGGTTGTTTGAGATAAGTAAATTTAATTTTTTCTCCTTCTTGAATTTTAGGATACTTCTTATCTAGTTTAAACTTTTCAAGATAGTGATTATAAAGTATTGCTCCCTTTACATGAATTGGTGTTCCTTTTTTGTAAAGTGTATTTCTATCTGAATAGTTTTTTAGTCCATTTAAACTTCTAGGAAAAGAAATTTCTTCTGGTGGAAGTGTCTTTAACTTTTCTCTAAAATCTGCTATAAAGTTATGTATGTCATCTTCTGTTCCATTCATCAGCAATTTTATTAATTCTTTCATTTTTTGCCTAATGGCTGATGGTGTTGAAGATTTAATCATTTCTAAACCCATAACTTTCATTTTAGGGTTTGTGTATTGAACACCTTCGTTATTGAATACATTTAGAATATATCTTTTCTTTGCAGTCCAAATACCTTTGTTACTTAAACCTTCTCGTTTCATCTGCATCTTTTGTTCGTATGCATTGACATAATCTGCCAGTTCTTGATAACTCTTATCAATGAATGGTTGTATCTTATCTTCACATACTTTGTCCATGAAAGATATAATCTTATCTGTATCGTTTGTATCTTTAAATACTTTTTCTACTAACTCACCCATTCTTAAATAGATTGAATCAGTATCAGAAGCAATAACATAATCTACATTTTTTGTTTTTAATATACTGTTCATATATTCATTGACTTTGTTTTCAATCCAACGAATAGATAATTGACCAGCTTTAGTTACACCAAGTGCCTGTCTTAAATCATAGAATCTAAAAAACTTTGAACCTAATGCACCGTAAGCTGAGTTAAGTGAAACTTTTTTTGCAAGTTGTAGATTATTATATCGTGCAATTAAATTTGATAGTTCAGCTTTCTTTTTACTATCAGTTTCATTTTCATATTCTTGTTCGGCCTTCAACATCAACTTCTTAAACTTTTTTCTATCAACATACATTTCTTCTAACATCTGTGGTAAGAAACCTCTTTTTGTTGTAGAAAAGAATTGACCATTTGGTGTCATAGTATGATTTTCTAAACCAGATAAATCAATTTGTTTTGTAAGTAATCTATCAACACTAATATCTTGGTCAATAATCTTTTTCATTTCGTTTGACCAGTCTTTTTCATCAACTAATGTTTCAGGTGAAATATTATATTGCATCATCAAATGAGGATACAAAGAATTCAAATCGAATGATGCGACCCAGCCGTGTAAACCGACTTGAGGTTCTTTCACATAAGCACCTTCAAAAGCTTCTGCTTTGTCTTTTATTGTTTTAGGTGGAACAATTATGTTTTTTGATTTTAGATAAGCATATGTTAAAGAATCCCACATTCTTGTTTGTGTAAATACATCATCATAATTTGATTTAGTATCATAAGCCAAAGTTATTGCAAGTTCAATAAGTTTTAGTTTTTGTTCTAATCTTTGAACAAGACATACATCTTTAATATTATACTCAATAAATTTTTGATAGTTTAATCTATACAACTGATGTAAGTTATCAAACTCATCATATGATATTTTCTTTTCACCAATTTCTACATTAGCAATATTGTTTAGTGCATATGATTCTTGTGACTTACCTGCTGGTGCATACCATCTGTATAGTTCAATGTAATCTAGTGTAGCAATACCAACAAAATTGTATGCAGTTAATTGTTGGTTTCTTGAGAATACTTTTCTTTCGTTAATTAAATTCCATGGTGAAAATCTTCTTGTTTCTTTTTCACCTACTACTTTTCTAAATCTATTTACAAGATAAGGTATATCAAAAAACTTTACATTCCAACCAGTAATGACATCAGGCATAACTTCTTCCCAATAATGTAAGAATCTTTTACATAAATCATTTTCTGATAAACATTTAATGTATGTAGCTTTTGTATCTGTTTCTTTGTGAGTATAATCACCACAACCAAAAACAACAACTTCATTTTCTTTTGTAGAAATACCAATAGCAGTTATTGGTTCGTTTGCTTCGTATGGATCTGGAAAACCATTCTCTGAACCAACTTCGATATCAACATATGCAACAACAACTTTATTGATGTCCCATTCAACAATGTTTGGATGTTCATCAGCTATCATTGCACACTCATAACGATTGTTGCCATAGATAGAAAAGTTTTCTACATCTCTGTATCTGTCAATAAAATCTCTAGCATCTCTGATACTAGAAAACTCCATTGGTTTTAGATTTTCGCCTGTTAGTGATTTGTATTGAGATGGTTCGTTTGATTTGAGAAAGAGAGTAGGAGAATAATTTACTTTCTTTCTTATTCTCCTGCCTCTTGCATCAACGCCTCTATAAAAGACTTGACTTCTACCACAAACTACATTAGTGTAGTAACCGCTCATCGCTGAACGACTGTGTTTGCTGGTAAAACTCCGATTGTTATCCACATTCTAGGTGTGAACATTTCCCGACCTTGAAAGTCATATAAGTCGGCCCTTGGGTCGTTGAGAAAACCTAAAATCTCAACTTGATTGTCGACCTCACGATACATCATATCGTATCGGTCAGCTTTGGGAAACTTGTTTTTAATTGCAAGTTTTTTAGCAAGTTCCCTTCTTTCTCTTTTCTTCAACTTAAACATTGAAAGACCTCTTTTGTTACGAAATTAATAATATTATAAACTAAACTGTGTGAAAATGCAAGCACTTTATTCAATGTTTGCCTATTTTACAAATTGTTTAAAATTAGGTGGTTCCCAACCTTGAGGTTTCTGCACCTTACCTGCATCATTTTTTATAACTTGACCAGATTCACTTATCTTCTTTAAGTTACTTAATGCACCAACATCCCAAATATCACTTGGGTCTAAGCCTTTTGAAAGTAAATAGCCTATGATTACCCACATCATATCAAAACAGGCATCTATTTGTTCTGCTTCATCATTGTTTTCAAAAGCTTCTTGAAACTCTCCGTATTCTTCATCAATTAGTTTCTTATATAAATCAATCTGTGTATCATAAGCGTATAGTGTGCTTTGACCACAGGCTTCCATAAATTTCTTTACATCAAAAAATGGTTTATAAAAAAAATCTCTATCCATTTAATCTCCTTGTTATAGTTTTGCTATGCCTGTTGCATAGTTTACAGCTGTGTCTTGTGCGTAATAAATTGATTTATCTGACACATCTATTATTTTTTGTATTT